AATGGCTTCCTTTTCTTTGTCTACGTCGAAGTCATCCTGTATAGCTTCCTTCGAGTAAAATTTATTTAGGAGCGTGTCTACTTCGTCAGCATCAAAACCTGTAAGAGATACGTCAAATGTAGATGCGTCAAACTCTGCCATGAGCGATGCCAGCTTTGCTTCGTCCCAATCTCCCTGTATTTTATTAAGTGCAAGGTTAAGTGCCTTTTCACGTTTGTCATCAAGCTCAACGATCACGCAGTCGATTTCCGTCTGCCCAAGGTCGAGTAGCACTTTCAACCGCTGGTGACCTCCAACCACGTTACCGGTGGTCTTATTCCAGATGATCGGTTCCACATAACCGAACTCCGCAATAGAGCGCTTGAGCTTTTCGTATTCCTTGTCACCTGGCTTCAGGTCTTTCCGTGGGTTATATGCAGCTGGATTGAGCTTTGCCGCGGGTATCTTTTCAATCAGCATATTTCTCAGCCGCCTTTCTTAACTCCTTATAACAATCCACGTTTTCCCACGGAAAGAGACAGGAATTGAAATGACCATATGCCGCCGTGCTTTCATATATGGCTGTACGCAAACGCAGCTTTTCAATGATAGCGGCAGGACGCAAATTAAAGACTTCTTGCACAATCAAGGTAAGCTGCTCATCTGTCAGCTTGCTTGTTCCAAATGAAGTGACCGCTACTGCCACGGGACTTGCCTTACCGATGGCATAAGAAAGAGCGACCTCGCATCTTTCAGCTAAGTCGCTCCACACAATGTTCTTCGCGATATACCGTGCCATATATGCACCGCTGCGGTCAACCTTCGTCGGATCTTTGCCGCAAAGGGCTCCGCCGCCGTGAGACGCAAGACCACCATAAGTATCCACCATGATTTTTCTGCCCGTCAGTCCTGTGTCAGCAGCGGGGCCGCCCTCTACGAAACGTCCACTGGGGTTAATGAGTATTTCGGTATCATCGTCCATTGGGAAATCCTCAAAGCATTGCCACAAGACATTATTCATAATATCCGTACGCAGCTGCTCCTGCGTTTTATTCGCCTCATGCTGGACAGAAATCACCACAGCCTTCACACGTTTGGGCTTGCCATTTTCATATTCGACAGTAACCTGACACTTGCCGTCCGGTAGAATGTCTTTGATGAGTTTACCTTCGCGGCATTCATCAATGCGCTTGGCAATGCGATGCGAGAGCACTAGCGGCAAAGGCAAATACTCTCGCGTTTCCTTTGTTGCGTACCCGTATACTGTTCCTTGATCACCTGCTCCGACAGATCCGTAAGGATCGCATATGCCGTTTCGCGCTTCAATTGCCGTATCCACACCGGCTGCGATATCCGGACTCTGTCGATGAACGAATACGAACACAGTAAACTTCCAAGGATTATACCCGACCTCGCGCAGGACATTTCGCACGATAAAACGAATATCCACTTTTTCGCTACAGGTGATTTCGCCCGCTACGATAATTTTGCCCTTAGTCGCCATAACCTCGCAAGCTACGCGAGAAGCTCTGTCCTTTCTGAGACAAGCATCCAAGATATTGTCAGCAATCAAATCGCAGAGCTTATCCGGATGTCCTTTGCATACACTTTCTGCTGTTTTGTAAGTTGTCATTTCACATTCCTCCGTTTATTATAGTGCGCCCCGACGGGCATTGAGCAACTTTTCCATTGCATCGTCTTGAGGTGTTACACCGCGATATTCTGTTGTGCAGTTTTCCCGTACCACCTGATAAATCTGGAACCAGATGTTGTTGGCCTGCTTCATGAAATTTTGAGACATTGAAACATAGGGGGACGGAATAGCATTGCCGGTGGTGGGGTGCTTAGCAAGGAAGCCAAACTCGCTGATTGCCTGCTCGCACTGGATCCACCGTGCCACACTCTGAGCGTATTGTTCGATAAGCTGAGTAGTTACTAACTGTGCGCACCCTCGCTCCTTGAGCCATTGCCATGTATTGTTGAAAATTTCTGCCGCCAGTGTTGTGGAACCGTCTTTCTGTTTCGCGGTAAGATAGCCTCTTGGTTTTGGCATTGATTCTCCGGTAAGCTCTGTCATGTCTGTAAAGTCTATGATGGTCAACTTTCGATTACCAGGATTGCCATCTAAAATTTTGTCGGCGAGGGCTTTCTTTTTTTGCCCTGAGCCGATTCTTGCACCGCCTCTGTTGGTGCCGTCTTTTGCCATATTCATCACACTCCTTGTCCAGTGGGGGATATTAGCCGTTTGAAACTGCGATTTCTCACGCGAAGCCCCACGCCGCTGTCCGCTTTCGATAGCTTTAGAGATCTGACCGCCCCCACCTGTCGCCGCTCTCTGCAGTAATGCGTGAGTGACACGACTTGCACAGCGACATGAGATTACTCACATCATTTGTACCTCCGTGACTGAGCGGGAGAATATGATGTACCTCTTCAGCGGGGGTTAAGCGATCAGCTTTTTTACACTCCTCACATAGCGGGTGAGCCTTGATGTAACGGTCGCGTATGCGTTTCCATGCACGACCATATCTTTTGTTGGTTTCAGGCTCGCGCTGGAAATGATTATAGTGGCGCGTTGCCTGCCGTTGATGTTCCACACAATACAAACCATCCGTCAGTTTTGGACAACTGGGGTATCGACACGGCCGCTTTGGTTTCTTTGGCATAGGGTCACCTCCTTGGGCATAACAAAAGCCCCGGGGGATTTTCCCTCGAGGCTCTGCTTTATTCTGGTTTCCTAAGTATATACTATCACAAGGGAGTACATGACAAACAGTGACATTTACTGCTGAGTTAGCGGAACTGTAATGTTTTCTATTGCTTCATCGTGAAGTCGGTATACATGGCGCACATTATAGCCCATATCAACAGCTATCTGCTCCCAAGTCTTGAAGCAGAGGTAGCGTAGCTCCAGAAGTGTCTGATGCTCTGTGTTATCCACGGTTTTGATGAGCCTGACTATCTCGCGCTTCAGATCAACGAGCCGATTGATGTCACGGTTGATTTCCGCTTGCAGGTCGATAATCTTTGTGACAGCATCGGCCATCGTTGATGTACTACGATTTGGATTGCGAGGCATGCCCGTTAGGGTGTAGGTGCATTTCGTAGCCAGTTCATTTAGCGAAGCAATCTGCTCCAGCTTGGAATTTATACGCTGGTCGAGCCTATATGCCTGCCCGAGATATGCTTTAACAGTCATGCCATCACCTCCGCTTTCAGCTTGGCGATGAGCATTTCCGGGTCGATGCTCGTCAGTGCCCCAAACCAGCCGGAACGGAAGAACTGCTCAATATGCCTGCGCTCATACTGCGCTGAACGGTTGTTGGGATTCATAGAAAGAGTACGCAACGCCTTGCGGTAATCTTTGACCGCCTGAAGAATGATGGCGTTAGCCAGATTATTATAATTGTCAATCATATGTGACACGCTCCTAAACTTTATTTTTTGAAGAAGCAGTGTCGCATTGTTAGCATTGTATATGTAAAGCACGGATGCGTTGTTTTCATAATCATTGCAGGGAGCCGTTAATAACAGCTCGCACCTCGTCAACCGAACGGACTACCGAAGCGGTGCCGCCACAGGCGAGGATTTTACGAATAGTTGCCTCTTGCAGTTTTGTTGTTTTGCCGACCGGTGTTTTTACTTCAAATGCGTAAAACTTGCCATCAATACAGGCAATGATATCCGGGATACCCGCTGTGCCGTATATTCCGCCATGCTCTTTCCAAGCGAAGCACTTCGGCACGGTTTTTAAATAGCGAAGGATTTTAGATACGATTTCTTTTTCAGACACATGATCCTCCTTGTAACTTATTTGCAGCTTGTAACTTCGTAACCTCGAAATATACAGGTGTGCATATATTTACACGCACACACGCGCTCGCGATGGGGATTTGTTGCGCTCGCGTGTATACCCATAATTTTAGAAGTTACAAAGTTACAAAAGATAAGAAAACTAAAATTGTGCTTGTATATAGCGGTTTTTGGGCGTAACTTCTCTTGTAACTTTTCTCCTTCAGGAAGTTGCGTTTTGGCTTGTGAGGTTACATTTACACTGTTCATAGCGGTTCTATCTCTGTGATCTCAAAGCCGGACACATCACATCGAGCCTTCAACAGCTCATAATTGAGTGTCCAAACACGCCGATTTTCTGATCCGA